CCATACGCAGCGTTTTTCACATTACCATATCCCGTGTTCTATTTAACCCTTAAAGGTTTTTATGGTAAGGCGGTTAGGTATCCATTATTATTACAAAAATTTAATTCATCATATGATTCATCTTCAGGAAACTTTATTGTTACTTTAGTATTCATTGCTTACAAATATGGACCATTTGGGGAAATTACTTTGGGAGAGGTACTGGCTACCCCACATATGTATACCTCAAAATTTACAATAACTAAACAAACCAATACATCAAATAGTAATAACCAAAGTGTTAGTGAAGTACAAACGTCACAAAAGGGATTCCAAAAAATGGTACAACTTTATGACAAATATAGAAGTAATGGTACTTTACCTGCAAACTTTCCAAATATTACTGTTCAGGAATTACAATACAAATTAGATAAGTTTGTTCAAGATGTGTTAACTAATTCAGGTCAGGTTGATTTCCAACCACTTACAGATTGTGACACTTATTTAGAAAATGTTGAAAAGTATCAAGGGGAAATTTATTTATACGGAGGAGGTGACTCGTGGTTCAATCAATATATGGATGGAGCAAATTTCTTTGTTGATAAAGTTACAAAAAGAAAATACTACACTTTTAAAACTAAATTTGATACTAAAAGTAGAACAGGGGAAATTACCCAACAAGACAAAACAAATTCAATACAAGAACTTAATAAAATAATTTTAAAATATAATGAATTATTAAATAAAAGTAGTTTAAGTTTACCTTCAAAAATAAAAGTAGAAGATTTACAAATTTCATTTACAACTGACCAAATTGATATTGAAGAGACATATATTACTAGATATAATAAACAACCACCTACTTCAGGATTAAGTGAATTTACCGCTAGTTTATCTAAAGTTATTGGAGGGGCAGTTGCCATCAATTCTGAAGGTTCGGACATAAAATCTGTACCAAATCAGTTTTTTGTGTTTCAGGGTAATGAAAGTACATTTATGTACTATACTAATGAATTAAAGAAAAAATCAATTGAGAGAAGAAAGGAGTATGAAGAAAAAATTGCTGGTGAATTAGAAAAAATATTAACAAGTCCAAATGGTAATGGGATAGGGTTTTCACCTACTATTAGAAATATTATTGCAGTTTTTGTAGTAAGTGTTGAGGCGTTTTATGGTTTATTGGATGATGTTCATAGCAAAGCTTACGAACAAAGAAACAATGAATTTCGTAAGGGTAAATTCACAATTAACGATGTGAATTGTAATAACACTTCCCAACCTGTAGTGACCTCTGAAGTCTTTCCTTGGCCTTTATTTACAGTTAAAGAGACTACAGTGTCGGGAGATACTAAATACGAAATTGCGTACCCTGGTGAACCTGAATATCAAAATGCGGTCCAATCTCAAAATTATGAGATATGGCCTGAAGTTGAGTTTGTTGAAGAATTTGTTAAAGGATATGCTCAAAGAGAGAGTACCCCAAATCCATATGTATCAAATCAAAATGAAAATAAAGATGTTAATAGATTATCTTTATCCACATTTGATACCCCTATTAATAATTTAATATTTTCAGATAAAGATGAAACAAAATTTTTCTATGAAATTATTGAAAGGATTATGTTACAAACATATTATCAAGGATTTGATAGAGAAAAAAATCAAAAAACACAATTAATTAATTTAATTACTGAGGCAACATCAAAAAGTATTACAAGTAGTATTGGTACAAGTAATCCGTACCTTTTAGATTTATTGGTTAACTATAAACCAGATGTTGCGGGATATAACGATTATTTAAAACATATCTCAAATAATGGTACTGGAGAATCTTGGAACAAATATATTAGAGATAGATTTGTCACTAAAGAAATTTATGAAACTACACAAGTTCCATCAAAATTGTATTTTAATTTTCCGTCAGATTTTTCACAACCCATTCCTGATTTTGATAAACCTGAATCTTTAACTTCATATTTTCAAGGTAGTACACATAATAAGTATTATTTCTACGATACATTACCATTTATTAGTGATGATTGGATTAGTACAAATATTTCTGATGGTAAAAGTATTACAAACTACGATTTATTTAATAGTACTTCACAATCAATAATGTTTAATACAACATTAAAAACTGTTACTAATTACGATAAAAATACTGATTTTGATTTTAATAGACCCGTGACAAATTTTAATTATAGAAAGTCACAACAAATTAATACAAGTAACTTTAATAATGATTTTTACACTAATTTATTATCTGATACTAAAAATTCATTAGTTACTATTGGTAGTGTGTTTTATGAAAATTATAATGGGTTAATGTCACAAGCACAATGTACCTCAATTTTTAACACTCCGTTTTTTACTAATTCAATTCAAAATGGGGTTCGTAATGAAAAAAATGGGTCAAGTATCGCTTACGCTCAGTCAGCATATCTTTTTCTTAACTCATTACCTTTAGCAACTTTAAGAGAAAGATATAAAAAATATATGGAAGTGACGGGTACTGGAACAGGTAACCAAAACTATACTGAATTAGATTATATCGCATCATCATTTAGAAAATTTGGAGGATTACATAAACTACCATACTCTTGGATTTTAAAATATGGTTCTATTTGGTATCGATATAAAACATATCTTGAAACAGGTGTAGATATTTTAGGTGATTGTTGGACATCGTTTGACTACCAATCAAATTACAATCCTATAGATGGTAATACTGATACAACATATACTGTAACATCAACAACTGAAACATTTAATATTACACTTAAAAATATTGATGTAATAAGTTTACCTGGTTTTACATATGAAACAATTTCATTAGGGTTTTATCCTAAACTAATTAATGATTTTAGTTATTTTTATAATGGTTACGATTTAATAGATTTAAATTATACAAATATTAATAATACAATGTCGTATTATTTGTCTGATGGAACGTTTAAAATGTATTCTCCAAATAGTACAAGAATTACAAGTAATGATAGTACATATGACCCACAATTATATTTAAACATTTCAACATATTCCTGTACCCTTAAAAATACTATTAATAACGATGGTAGTTACTATGTGTTACCATCGTTTGGTTCTAATGTGAATCAGTTATATTATGAGTTTTTTAATACGGGAACAAGTGATTTACAAAAAGATTTTGATGTTCCAGGTACATATAATGGTTCAGTTAGATTAGATTGGTCAAACCCTCATTTTGGATACTTTGACCCAACAGGTATTACTAAACCTAATTATGATGAGTATATGTCAAATATACATTCTGACTCAAAACAACAGAATGAATTCACATTTATTTATCAAAATGGTTATTCTAAAATTGAAGATATATTTGGTGTTTTTACCAAAGATGAATTGGATATTTTTGAACAAGAATTTTTAAAATTCTCACAACCTCAAAAAGGATACTCAAGTGCAAATTCAGAAGCGACAACAATTTCGGAATATAAAAATTTTCAAATGATTATGAAGTTGTTACTTAAAGTTCCTAATTTAAATGGTAGTAGTTCACAACAAGTTATATCCCAAATTCAAAACAATCAGTTTAGTAATAAACTTCAAACTTTGACACAATTTTTAAATGTGGATGTTGTTTTAAAAAGGGCTAATCCATACGATTATAACCGAGCAATTTACGACTCATTCTTTAGTGATTCCACAACGCAGTTAGTTGTGGACCCAATTGACTTTGGTTCATATAAAATATTAACACCAAACTCATTACCAACATTAACTAATGATGTAACTTTAATTGAATCTGAATTGAGTCATCCAAATGAATGGACCGTTTTAAGAGAATACGTGGGGTTTTCAACAATTGGAGGTAATGTGTATTCTGATACAGGTTCAAGTATTACAAATTTCTTTGACATATTTGATATTCCTTTTACTGAAAATAACATCAAGTTATTAACACCAATTATTAAATTGTACTCAAGTTACGTTTTTAAAAATCCAACTAATACATCTTTAGATTTTATAAATGATAATAGATTGTATTTGGGTGATAAAATTTTATTTAAAAACAATGTGTTAAATAATACATTGAATACATTACAAAAAACTCTACCGGCAATTAAAATTGAAAGTGTTAAAACGATATCATCGGCGTTAGTTGGTGGTAAAGAAAAGGTTGAATACTATGATATGTTTAAAGCTTTAAATGATAAATGGGTGGCTTCCAACAATTTTGACCAAGATTCATTTATGGAGTCCTTTTTATTTTTAGATAAAGCTAGTCGAGATGTCGGAGATAAAATATTGGTTGATATTTTTAAAGTTAATAATAAAATCAAAAAGGTAGACCCTGCAACGTCAATACATACAATTATCGTTGAAATACTTAAAGACCATCACTTTGTAACATTTACAATGCCGGGATATATTAACTTCTATAACCAAAAGAATGGTGCGGGTGGTCCACAAGAAAGTGCTAACTTAATGTTTGGTACATTTACCGAAGTTGATTATATTGATACAAATACTAAATTTGTAAACATATTATCATCGGACCCGTCAAGTAATACTTTAATTGATACCAAACAAAATGGATTTTGTGATGACTCATTTAGTCTAGAAAAGGCTCAGAATAATCCGTATGTAAGAGTTAATACTTCAACTGGAGATGAAAAATCAAATAAGGTTGTTGGATTTGCGGTTGACTTTGGATTACAAAAACAAAGTATGTTTTACAATTTAAACTTGGCTCAAGATATTGGCAAAGCAACCTCAGAGTCATTATTAATGCAATATGAATTATCACAATTAACAAATGGAAAAAGGTCACAAACTCAAAACGTCAGTTTATTTAACTTATATAAAAATAGAAGCTACTCTTGTACGGTTCAGTCTATGGGTAATGCGACTATTCAACCCGTAATGTATTTTACATTAAGAAATGTTCCTATGTTTAGTGGACCTTACTTAATACTTGAGGTTAATCATAGTATTGCTCCTGGTTCATTTGAAACTACGTTTTCAGGTGTTAGGCAAAAAATTTACACATTACCTGACCAACAAGGATTATTAACAAGTTTAAAGTTAGAAATTTCTAAAAATTATTACGAACAAGTTAAAAAAGAAAAAAATAGACAGTCAAAATCGGCGACAACAGTTAACTCAGCAAATCAAACAACTACTAATTCTGTAACACAAAATCCTGTGGATACTAAGAATGAAAGTTGTGAGACAAATTCTTCATATAGTTCTTATGTCAAAATTACTGGTGATAGTAAAACATTAAGTTATAATGAAGTTATTGACCAAATTGGGTTTGTTGCCGATACCCTACAGAAAAAAACAGCTTTATTTACGATTGTATATCTTTCAAATAATTCAAACGGTAATGTTAAATTTTTTAATAATAATTTAACAAATGTAAATTTATCAAGAAAATGGACTGGAAATTTACCTAATAAATTTGATAAGGAATATACTTGTTTAACTTTTGGTGACAAGTTATCTCCAATTGTTAAATTTCCAAACATAAGTTACAACTTACAGTTTATGGATTTATATTTAAAACATTATTACTCCGATTTACAACACGCTACGGATGTTACAATTGTTGAAGAATTAACTAAATTTTATATAAAATATTGGTCATTACAATCAAAACAAGACGATGTTTACTATGAAAATTATATTGAAAAAAATGCTTTAACTTATGGAAGTATTAGAGAAAAAGTTTTACAATCTTATCTAATTTTAAATCCTGTTAATTTAAATGTTCCTACAACAGATACGACTGAGACAACAACTTTGACTAATAACATACAAACACCGCCTTTAACTTCCGATTATCAATATACAATATCTAACCCACCAATGTTTGAAGAATTAACAGTTAGTGTTAATCCTAGTGTTGATGGATTAAGAAATATATTCTTAGTTGAATATGGGTACAATATTACTGCAAGTTGTGCCGAAGGGTCGGCGACTGGGCAACAGTTCTCAAATAATTATATTTCTTCAAATGGACAAACATTTACAATAACTGCTGAAGATTTATTAGAAGAAGTAGACTGTACTGGTTCAGGTTCTAGTGGAGTTTATGAATTCCAAATTACAATTTTTACAAAACCTGTTTTATCTAATGGTCAAATAGACACTACAAGGTCAGATTATTATAAATCATATCCTATTACTATGACATTTTAATTTATTAGTATATTTATAAATAAAAACTTATGAATACTAAAGATGCTTTAGATAGATACCTTGGCAAAAATACAAGGATAGCTGAAACCGACAAAGGTAACGGTTTTAAAGAAGTTTGTGATTTAGACACTGGAGATTGTTACACTGTAAGAATGAAAGATGGTCTGATTGAGAGAGTTGGTAACACTATGACAGTTAACAAAAAAATTAATGTAGAGACTACACAAGGGTATAAACAATTATTGAACGGTTAAAAAAATGGACGTATCTAAAACAATTATTGAAGAGTTAACAAGGTATAACAAAATCAACAAATATATTATGGAGCAAGACGCTCCTGACTTACCACCAGCGCCTGGTGAAGAATTACCACCACCTCCAGCACCTGATGCGGGAGTTGCGGGTGCAACACCTCCACCACCCCCTGCGGCTGATGCGGAACCAACACCTGTTGATGTTGAAAATGACCCTGATGTTGAAAAAATAGATGACAAAGGGGAAAGTACTGAAGGTGAGGGTGATACTGAAGAGTTGGATATCACTGATTTAGTGACATCTCAAAAAAATATGGAAGAAAAACAATCTGAATATTTTGAAAATCTATTCAAACAACTTTCAAGTCTTGAGGGTAAATTATCTGAAATGGATAATATTATGGATAAGATTAATAGTATTGAACAAAAGATTGAAAAATATAGAGAAAAGACTCCACAAGAAAAATTGGAATTAAGAAGTCTTGACTCTGGTCCATTTAATCAAAAATTAACTGATTTTTTTGATGATAAAATGGAAGATATTGAGAAATCAGGAAAGAATGAATATGTTATCACTTCTGATGATGTTGAATCGTATTCACCTTCTGAAATCAAAAATAGTTTTAATGATTATTTGTCTTCTGATGATAATACACAATCATACGGTTACAGATAAAAATTATTTGACTATTACGGCTGACACAACTATACTTAAATTATTAACTTAAATTTTTATAAATAATGGCGACAAATTCATTAGATGCTGTTCTCGCTCAGTACGAAAAAGCGAAATCAGGTGGAAGTAACACCTCAAAGATGTCTCAAGAAGACAGAATGAAAAAATACTTTGCGGCTATCCTGTCAAATAACGAAAATTCAGGACAGAAACGTCTTCGTATTTTACCTACACCTGACGGGTCATCACCCTTCAAAGAGGTTTGGTATCACGAAGTACAAGTTGAGGGTAAATGGAATAAAATCTATGACCCAGGAAAGAACGACAACGAGCGTTCACCTTTGACGGAAATTCACGACGAACTAATGTCAACAGGTAAAGAATCTGATAAAGAACTTGCAAAGGCATATAAGCCACGTAAATTCTATATCGTTAAAGTGATTGACCGTGATAACGAGGCGGACGGAGTTAAATTCTGGCGTTTCAAACACAATTACAAGAACGAAGGTATTCTTGACAAAATCATTCCGATTTGGAAGGCTAAAGGTGACATCACTGACCCTGTTAATGGACGTGATTTAATCATTGAGTTGGCTAAAGCAAAAACTCCTAAAGGTGCTACTTACACAGTTATTCAGACTGTTATGCATGACGACCCATCACCTGTTCACACAGAAGTTGAAACGGGTAAGGCTTGGACTGAAGACCCACTTACGTGGATGGATGTTTATTCTAAAAAACCTGTAGAGTATTTGGAAGCAATTGCTCGTGGAGAAACTCCAAGATGGTCATCTGATTTAGGTAAATACGTTTACGGAGATAGTTCATCTGAAGAAGGTACTATCGGTGGAACGTCATATACTGACCCACAAGCTGAGTCAGAACCTGATGGTGACTTACCATTTTAATTTATAAAAGGTTGGGTACTAACATACACAAAGTGCCCAACCTTTGCTATTTTTAATACAAACAATTTAAACATATAGACACATGAGCTTACAACAAAAAATGTACCACGCTCTCATTAAAAAATATGAGGCGGATTTTGCTGAGGCTGAAGCAACTCTTACCATTTATTTTACAACTCCTGTTGGAATTGGAGAACATCCCCAACATTTAGAAGAAATGGATAAGATGGTGGAAAAAATGGCTAACGCAAAAGACAAATTAGAAACATTAAAAGAAATTATTAAATTTGAAGAATAATTGAAACTAATCGGTAATTTAAAAACAATTGATAACCTTAAAAAATTTTTTAAATCTATTAAGATATCAATTGTTGTTTTTATTTATTTAATTATTCTTTGGATATCAAACCTTTTTAGAAAAAAATAAATTATGGCAATAAAGAAAAAAGAATTTAATTTTAGTGATGTTAAGAATAAGTTCTCAACAAAAACTAAATACAAACCAGAATCGTTCTACAATTGTGGAGAAGCTTTTATGGATGCATGTGGGTTACCTGGTCCTATTTTAGGCGGTATTAATATGTTTTTAGGACATTCTAATACATCTAAAACAACGGCTATGATTTTAGCCGCCGCTGATGCTCAGAAAAAAGGACACTTACCTGTTTTTATTATCACAGAAAAAAAATGGAGTTGGGAACATGCTATTGAACTAGGACTACAAGCTGAAAAAAATGAGTCCGGAGAGTATGATGGGATGTTCATCTTCAATGATTCATTTGATGTTATTGAACAAGCGGCAGATTTCATTAATCAAATTTTGGACGCTCAAGAGAAAGGTGATATTCCTTATAGTATTTTATTTTTATGGGATAGTATTGGAAGTATTCCATGTCAAATGACATTTGATGGTAAGGGTGGCGGAATGCATTCGGCTAAAGTGTTAGCGGATAAAATAGGTATGGGTATCCACTCAAGAATATCAAAATCAAAAAAAGAAGATTATCCATACTATAATACTTTAGTAATTTTAAACCAACCTTGGGTTGAATTACCCGATAATCCATTTGGGCAACCTGAAATACGTGCAAAAGGAGGGACTGCAATTTGGCTAGCGAGTAGTTTAGTATTTTTGTTTGGTAATCAAAAAAAGTCAGGTATAAGTCATATTGATGCCACCAAAAACGGACGTAAAGTTTCTTTTGCAATTAGAACTAAAATTTCTATATTAAAGAATCATGTAAATGGTCTTGGATATAAGGATGGAAAAATAATAGCGGTACCTCATGGGTATATTACAGATACAAAAGAATCTTTAGAAAAATATAAAAAAGATTATTCAGATTATTGGGGACAAAAGCTTGGAGATTCATATAATTTGGAAGAAAGTCAAGAACCTAATTTTGAAGAATAAAATTAATATTAATAACAATTTTTTAATAAATCTTTATATTTATTGCTAAATGGGAAGAACTAAAGTTGATATTAATAAGAAAAAAAAGAGTATTTCTGTAGCGGTTGAACCGGAAATACTTGAATATATTAAATCAAGACATATAAACTTTTCCTCATTGATTGATAAATTGATTAAAGATTATATTAAAAATGGGAACCAAAGTTTGTAGTAAGTGTAAAGAAGAAAAAAATGTTTGCGAGTTTGGTAAATTAAAAACTTCTAAAGATGGGTTATTATATTCTTGTAAAAAATGTAATAATAAAAGAAGCGTTGATTATCGTAAAAATAATCCTAAAAAGGTATTGGAATTAACAAGGAATTGGACCAAAAAAAATCCTGAATGGGTTTATAATCGTCACAAAAAATGGAGAGAAGAAAATTCGGAGAAATATAAAGAATTAAAAAAAAATTGGTATGAAAATAACCCAAACAAAAGAAAAGAATACCGAGAAAATTACAAACCAAGGAAACACGAACAAAGAAAAGAAAGAAGAGAATCTGACCCTATTTTTTCATTAATTAATAATGTCAGAAGTCGTCTTTACAAATACCTAACCAAGTTGGATATCACTAAAAAAAACAAAACATTTGACATTGTGGGGTGTAATCCATTACAATTAAAAGAGCATTTAGAAAAACAATTTACTAACGGTATGTGTTGGGAAAATAGAAGTGAATGGCATATTGACCACATAATTCCATTGTCGTCGGCAAAAACTGAAGACGAATTGTATAAATTATGTCATTATAAAAATTTACAACCGCTTTGGGCAATTGATAATATCAAAAAAGGAAAAAAAATTTTGTCTAATAATATAAACCAACATTTGTGAAAAAAACATTACTTGTGGATGGAAACAATTTAATGAAAATTGGTTTTCATGGAGTGAAAGATTATTTCCATAATGGGGAACACATTGGGGCATTATATCACTTTATTAATACTTTACGTAAATTTATTAACGAACAAAATTTTGATAAGGTTGTTGTTTGTTGGGACGGTGAAGATTCTACAAGTTTACGTGGAATTCTTTACCCCAAATACAAACAAAACCGACGATTGGTTATGGAGGACGCTATCTTTATGTCCTACTTAAAACAAAAAAATCGTATCAAACAGTATTTGGAAGAAGTCTATATTAGACAATTAGAGATTAGTGGAAGAGAAGCTGATGATTTAATTGCTTATTATTGTCAAGTATCTGAAAATGAGAACAAATTAATTTTTTCATCAGATAGGGATTTAACCCAACTTATTTCTGAAAAGGTGTCAGTATACTCACCATCAGTTAAAGCTACGTTTAAACACGGGGATAAGATTAAATTTGATGATTTTGAGTTTCCTCACTACAACGTTAAAACTTTAAAAATATTAACTGGTGATAAATCAGATAATATTGAGGGTATCTATCTTTTGGGTGAAAAAACATTAGTTAAATTTTTTCCTGAAATACTTGAAACAGAAGTTTCTTATAACGATATTTTAACACGAGCGGAAGATTTGTTAAAGGAACAAAAAGATAATCAAACTTTAAAAAATCTTTTAACTGGTAAAACCAAATCAGGTATCTTTGAAAAAGAATTTTTCCAAGTAAACGAACAAATCGTTGATTTAGATAATCCTTTATTGAGGGATGAAGATAAAGAAGAAATACGATTAGTTGTTACCGAAACATTAGATATTGAAGGTAGAAGTTACAAAAATTTAATTAAGTATATGGTTGAAGATGGATTGTTTAAGTACCTACCGAAAGGTGATGATGCTTGGACATATTTTATCCGACCATTTATGAAACTAACAAGAAAAGAAAAAACAAACAAAAACAAAAAGTAAATTATGAGAGAACAAGACATTACCAAATTGGAATTCTTGATGACGGTAAACAACAATTTTATCGTACAACGTTTTTTTAACGTTAAAGGGTATAATAACAACGCTCATCGTTCTGCTGAGATGATTGACCTACTTGAAAGATTTGTTGAAGATTTGAAGTACGACTTCAAAATGAAGACAATCAGTTATATGTTGGACAACCAATATCAGATTACGGAGGACCCAGAAATCCTTAACACATCATTCACTGATGGACCTGAAGTCTTTAACATTTATTTGAAAAATGGAGACAATGTTATGGTTCATTACACATTTGATGCTAAACTTTATCCACCAAAAGTTAGATACACTGTGGATGTACGTCCGTATCTAAAAGGAATTTTGTATAATCTTACAGATGTCCTTTCAACTAAAAATTTAACACACGAATATCTAGGTTACGAGTTAGTTCGTTGATATTTATCCAAAAAACAAATATACAATGGCTGACAAAAATTTTGATTATTTAGGTAACTCTTTCCAACTGCAACTTTTAAATCAAATTGTGGTTGATAAAGATTTTGCACACTCAATTGTGGAAGTACTTGAACCAAATTACTTTGAAAATAAGTACTACAAATTGATTGTTCAAATGGTTAAAGAATATTATGAAAAGTTTGAACACAGCCCAAGTTTTGAGACATTACAACAAAAAGCTAAAAGTGAAATTAGTCAGGAGTTATTGTTAAAAATAACTCTTGACACTATTTCAGATGTTAAAAATGTAGAAGATGAAGGAGTTCTATTCGTACAAGAAAAAGCATTAAAATTCTGTAAACAACAAGAGTTACAGAAGGTTATGGATAAGGCTAAGAAAATTATTGATAACGGAGAATTTGAGAGTTACGACACTCTTGAAGAAATGGTTAGAGAAGCCCTACAGGTTGGTAATGTGGATAGAGGAACGGGTGACGTGTTTGAAAATTTAGATGATGTTCTTGCAGATG